ATCCTTTTCATATTTGGGAAATGCTTGAACTCGTTCATTACCTTCTTTAGCATTATACTCGGCGTGGATTTGTCCAGCTTGGATCATATATTTAGCATCAGCTTCGGTTGCTTCAGCTTCGTTTTGCAGGTTCTGTAAAGCGATTGCCCGATTGAAGATTTCATCGCCAGCATGTTCAGTAGTTTTACCCAGGCCCTGAACAGCCTGCGCCACCTCGCCACCAAAGGCAGCCCCCGGCACCCGAGGATTCATCTCCGGAGTGGGAATGTCGGCTAGGGTTTGACTGGGGACGCCAGTGTAAGGAACTTGGGCCAATTAGGTCTCCATAGCCAAGGCGTTCTTGCCAAAGGAGGATGAAGCTTGGAGCCATTTAGAGGAGACAGAGCCTGCGGTGCCGAGGATAGAAGCGACGGCTCCGATATCGCCAGCCTTCTTTGCTTGCTGCCCAGCGATTACATCTGCGCCTGCTTCGGCGCCCTTGGTCGCCGCCTCGACCTCGAAGCCATAAGCCTTCTTAGCGAAGTTGGTGCGGATTAGGTTTTGATCGTAGATGCCAAGGTCAGTGGTGGACTTACGAACCGCAGCAGCGGAACCAGAACCTACCTCAATTCCTGAGGCTGCTTGGTCTACTTTCTGTTGAGCAACTGTAGCTGCGGTCTTGAGCCCAGATTGATAAGCTGCCGAGCCTCCAGCTTCTTGAGCATAGCTTGCGTTCTGCAAGGCGATCTTTTGATTAAGCTGGGCGACTCCAGATTGGTAGTTATACATCGCCTGATCGGCTGCACCCTTTTGCAATGAGCCATAGGCAGATACTCCACCACCGATAAGCGATGACCCAGCCCCAATCGCAGCCCAGGTGAATGGATCGGCCATCAGCCCTTCCTTATCTCGAATGGACGAAACCAAACACCCTTGCCCTTGATCGGCTCGCCAAACTTGGCTCCAAGCCATTTGAGCCAGCGGATGCTGCGGGTTGAGTTGACTTCGCAGTAGCCAGTGATAACCGGCCATTCCTCAAGTATCTCGGCAATGGCCTTCTGTGAATAGCGAACGAAGAGGAACTTGTATCGGTCCACAACATCAGTCGAGAATAACCAGAGGTAGGCCTTATCCGACATCAAACTCGGTGGGACCACTCCCCAGGCACAGCACATTGTTCCATCTACCGATCCGATGTAGAGCTTTGCGGAAAAGGTAAGGTATTGTTCCAAAACCTCTGTCTCTTCATCACTTAGTATTCCCTCCTTGGCTTCGAAAATCAACTTCCTTGTCTTGGCCTTATCAGCGAGTTCTATAAGTGCTGTCATTTGGCTGTATCCCCAGGTGTTACTTGTGGAATGACTCCTAAGATGGAGGCAGGGAAAGGGAATGGTTGTTCGATGCAGTATTGACCGGGGACGGTCCAACTTGGGTCTAGGCGAGTCATGGCGTCGCCAGTGACGAGGTCAGTGACGCGGGTGTTGGTGGCTGAGCCAACATTGCCTCGGACTAGGTCTTTCATTGGAAGAAGGGTGCCAAAGGTCTTGCCGATTGATAGACCCAGGGTTTGATGGACCCGGACGGTCACTGCCGGGATGGATTTCATCTTCCCTTGGATAGTAGGTTCGCCTGTATCGAGTTGGAGGGTTTGGAGTCGAGGGGTATAGGCGAGGCCGATGGTAACGCGGGTGTAGCCAGTAGCGGGTGAAGCTGGAGCTGGAAGAGTGAAGCTACCGGAGGTAGGCATGGCGAATGGAGTGATAACGGTGACGTTGCCAAGGTTATCCGTGGCAAGTCCAGTAACAGTGGCTGCGGCTAAATGCTGAGCGCCCATAAAAGCCAAGGTCGCCACGCCATTGTATTGCAATCCAGCATCAACGGCCCAAGCATCGGTGAGACCGGTAGGGTAGAAGAGTTCGGCTATCCGCTCGACGTATTGGACAATGACGCCATTGATAGTCCGTTGAACTGCGACATAGATCGCATCCACCTGACCAGCAGCGACCGTCTCGGTTACTGACGCAACGGACTTGAATGCTCCTTGAGTATCACTATGAGACCAAGCGATCAGGTCTTGTTCTTTCAAGAAAGTCAGGGTTAGCATGGTCCCATCATTCCGCACCGCCCAAACGACTTTATAAGGCTCCTCTGCCCAAGCCCAACCGATGATAGAGAATCCATAGAAGAGATGGGAGGATAGGACCGAGATATCGGTTCCAGTGTAGACTTGAGTGTAGAAGTTGAAGACCAAATCTCTAACAATGGAGCCTTTGGATTGAACATATAGAACGTTGTCATTAGCGACGATCGGCGGCGGGAAGCTGGCGCCATTGTAGGCTTGGGAATTGGCGACGATCTGCGTGGCTGAAATAGGTGCTCCGGGCGATCCGCCATTGATAAGCCAAGCTTGCTTGTCTGAGAATACAATCAGCCCTTGAGGCTGTGTGATCATGGATTGAATTGTGTTCAATTGACCTGAGGTCAAGGTGCCAGAGATAGCGTTGTCTGGCTCCACTGGGGTGCTGGTATTGAAGTTATAGTAGGCTCCTGGCTGAGAGAAGTTAAACTGTTGTGGGGAGCCTACCGGCCCAGCAAGGACTAGCCTCTGTTGGAATATTCCAGGGACCGTTGGATTACCAGAGGCTCCAGCATTAACGCCAGCATAAGCTGCGCCACCACCCCCACCGGAGATAGTTACAGTTGGGATAAATGTATATCCACTACCAGGATTAACTGTGTCGATCCGACTAATGCCCCAAGTGAGGTTGAAGTTGGCTCCAGTGCCGATGCCGCTTGTAGAAACCTGGGCCACAGGATTGGCTGGAGTGGCGCCTGCGGAAATAGAACCTGGGTTGATAATTGCTATACTAGTGACTACACCTCCAGCACTGATAGTTAATACTTGCAACGTGACTCCGTGCGAAAGGGTTATAGTATCACCTACAACATAGTTGGTACCACCAGCATTGGTCACTGCAATATTGCACTGTAGTAACGCTACTGCTGTAGCCGTAACACCAGCAGAAGCCGAAAGGGTGACGGTAGGAACTGCTGTGTAGACTCCTGATGCGGTAAGGATTATAGCAGAAACCGAACCAGCACCAGTGAATGGATTTTGTATAACCGGCGGGCCAGAGGAGAAGTCAGGGCCGATATTAGAGTCAAATATAGAAGTCCCTTGAACATTCCCAATAAAGCCAAATGCCGAGCCAGCCAAGACAGGGTTGTTATAGCTAGGATTAGCCCGATAGATGTTATAGCTGACTGCACCAGCCACTGGCAACCAAGCTATGGTATTAGTTCCAGCAGTAGCGCGAATGTCAGTCAGGGGGCCGAAGACAACATAATTAGACGGAGCACTTTCTTGCCCATTAACATCTACTGCTGTAACAACATAAGCATACCAAACTACACCTGCGGCGAGGGTTGTGAGTGTTGCAAAACCTCCTGGTGTGGCGATGGTAGTGCCAAAGGTGATTGGAGTTAGAACCCAATTGGTTGCTGTAACTAAGGTTAAGGAAAATGGAACGTGATTTGGGTGGCACAGAATCATTGTATCGACGTTCTGGACAAATTTGATCAAGGATAATTCATTTGCTTGATATAATGTGCTGATGGTATAAACTCGCTGAGTCACACCACCAGAGATATATGGAGAAAGCGAAGCGAATGATATTGGATTGTTGACAAGGTCTGCAATACGAATATTCGCTGGATCGGCAGTGGAGACGATGTAGTAATTGCCGTTTAATTGTGTTGATCCACCTACACCGGATATAAATATCCAATCGCCAGGTGCATAAGCATTGGCAACTACGATGTTAGCTTGGCCACCTACATTTGTTATGTTAGTTATTGCCAAACCAGTTTCAACAACTGGAGCACCATTGTTGTAAAATCGAATATAACCATCGCCAAATTCGAGAACGTAGGATACGGCTAGTGAGGCTTGAAAGGGGATTAGGCGAACAGTTGTAGCATATCTAGTTTGTAAAATATACTTCGTGCCAGCACGAGCAGTGGCACCACCACGATAATCGACGAAGAAGTTTCGAAGGAGGGCAGCGCCAGAATGGTACTTAGCGATGTCGACTCGGGCATTCAGGGCTGGTGCCCATTCGCCAGAGTTGAAGGAGAACTGCATTACAGGAGATGCGATAACTACCTCCTATTGTAGACGGCATATTCGCCGTGAATATTAACAAGAGCTTGTTTATAAGTCTCAAGTGCTTCCTCTTTAGTCTCAAACATTCCTAAATGGATTTGTTGTCTGTCTGAAGTAATCTTGGCTCGCCACTTTCCATTTAGAAATTGATCAACACCCCTAATAAGATTGCCATTATTGGCAAAATTCTGTGCTTGCGTTGCTTCTCTAAGATTTAACCAAGCATTATCTAAACCGTCACCATTCCAGTGATCAATCTTTTCAGGACAATTTTGTGTCTTGATAAACCATGCTATTCTACGATTAAAGATATTCCTACCGCCAATCTTTGTTCTCCAATATAATTTGTCATGTTGCGCAACAAATATAGAGCCCACAAATTGACCTTCATTCCTACCATTCTTCCAAAGCAAATCACCAGAGATTTCATCATAATGAAACCTACTTGTGATATATTCATATGGTAGATCATTTAATAACATAGGCGATCCTTAGAAGAAAGTCGGGAGTAGGCCTCCCCAGTCGAATGCATTGTAGGGACCAGACTGGAACCCATCTGTCCACCAGATACCTCTAGCGCGTATCCAATCAGGGGTGGAGTCGTTGACAGTCAGGCCTTCGTTGCCATCGACCTTACGGGCCTCGGTCAGGGACATATTCGCCATTTGGATACAGGCGTTGGCGAGTGCCTTATCACCAGTCAGGCCCATAACGATATCGGCACCGAGCTTACCTGCCATTGCATCTTGGAACATCGGGTCCCAGACGTTAGGGTCGATGATCTGGCGAATGTAGGTAAGGGTAGCAAATTCTTGGTTACAGAGGATGACTCGTTGGTTGCCTTTGGCGCCGAAGGTAAGGTTGAAGGTGGCACCAGAACCTAAGCCATCAGTTGAACCTTGAGCAACAGGGTTAGTTTGGGCCGCGAAGTAAGACCCACCGAAGGGTGGATTGGCGTCAACGATTTGAGAAATCACCGAAACAGAAGTGATAACACTAGCAGCCACACTACCAACGAGAAGCTGAGCAGGAGCACCCAAAGGAGGAGAATCTGTCG